CGTCAGTGATCGAGCGCTTAACTTTTTTGGCAATCTGAGCCTGTTCCCAGCCCTGATTAATCAGGCGTTGATATGCAGTTGCTCGTTCCAGTGGTTCAAGTGCTCGCCCCTGACTGGATGTGACCATGAACGCGATGCGGTCAGCCTCGCTGCCCACGAAATCTTTGCATTCCAGGCGGATGTCATAACCGGCCTCTTGTGCCAGTTTGGCCCCGTAGTAACGGTGGTGGCCATCGATGATTTTTATGCCCTGCTCAGTTACCTGTACAGCGAGCGGAGGCACCTGCTCACCAGCGATGTAGGCATCACGGAACTCCTCGACGTGGGTCTGATCGATTTCCCGGATGTTGTAACCAATCTCTACATAGAGTTCATCAACGCCCAACAGGTAGGTTTTGCGGGTAGTGATGTTCGTTTCAGTTTTAGATTTGTTGTCGTAAATTTTCGATAGCGTAGTCATTTTTGAAATCCCTTAATAACCGCGAAACCCTTCCGGGATGGCGTAATCGATTGGTGAAATGTCTGTAACTGACCGCTGAACCGGACCGAGCCTTACTACTAGCTCATCCCATTTTTCGCGGAGTTTTGCAGGGCTGAGGATGTTCCGGCACCAGAACGGATCGCTCTGAACGCGTTTGAACATCTTGCAAATCTGGTAGTGGCTTCGCTGGTCCTGTGAGCACATCAGGCGCACGTCGTTCGCCCACGCGGTCCAGTTCGGTTCTCTCGGTCTTGCCAGTTCGCCGTCGGTCTCAGCCGCTTTTTCGTAGAGGTGGATGATCTGCTCCCAAATCCACTGCGCACATTTCAAATCCTCCTCACTGCCCCACATGCTTCTTTTGGGGCTGTACACCACCGCGTCTGAATCACCAGGCAGGGGTTTATCCACAGGCAAAACGTCCGGGGGCGTAGCTCCAGGACATTTAGGTTTTTTATCTGATGGATCATGTTTTGAATTTACTGACGGATCGTCGCCAGATTCTGGCGGGTGAAAACCCGGATTTTTGCCAGATTCCGACGGGTCAAAATTTGAGGGGTCATAATTTGATGCATCAGATTTTGACGAGTCAGATTTTGATGTGTCAGTTTCTGATGCATCAGATTTTGATGTGTCAGATTCTGACGCGTCAGATTCTGGCTGGTGAGCATAGGCCGCATTACGCAGTTTCCTGACGTTCAGCTGATATATATTCGACGTGTTACGGTTCCCCTTACGCCGCGTAGTGCTGGTCAGCCAGCCATCGGCTTCTAATTTGCGTATCGAGGTGCGCACCGTGCTGGAGCCTGCGCCAATCTGACGGGCTATGGTCGCGATTGACGGCCAGCAGATACCCTCATCACTGGAGAAATCAGCCAAGCGCGCCATGATGGCCACGCTGGTGATTTTCATACCTGACGCCGCGCAACCGTCCCAGACGTATGCAGACAATTTAACGCTCATCACTAACTCTCCTGAACTTCTGACCCCATAGGTTACGGGGCTGGACGCAGACGTACGGGTAACCTGGACGCCTGAACAGCACCCGGTTATTCGTTACATCGACGCCTATGGTTTCAACTATAACGCCGCGTGGATCGGCATAGCGCGCGACCCACGGCTGAATAATCTCGTCTGATAGCTGGGGCATTTAGCCCCCTGATTTGCGATGTTTTTCATTGGCGTTACCCACAGCCCACTCAACGAAACTGTGGTTAACGGTTTGAGGACCATCAGGTAAATTGAGTGAATAGCGGAATGGCTGCTGGCTGGTCCCGCCTGTCATAGGCAGGCAGCGGAATTGCGGAAAATCCGGGGATCTGTTTAAATTATTCACGCGATTATTTCTCCACACTAATTGATGTAGTCGCCGAAAGCGCCGGGCTGCAACCTGGCGCTTTCACTTTTCTGGGGCACAAAAAACCCTGTAAACCAGCGTCGTGTGCTCCTGTAATTTGGTAATGGCACGGTGTAGCTCCTCGTCAATCACCTCACGCTCATGCGGTTCAACCACTCCATCCTCAATAGCTGCCCTTACCTGCTGTGAGTACCGGGTGATCTGCTCTATGGCCTCCAGTAGTCGCTGATTGATATCGCCGTAATCCACCAGCTCGACATCCGGTAGTGGCACAAACACGCCACCAGACGTTTTGGCTATGGCGTTTGCAATGTGATGACTACCAGCTGCCTGCTGCAATACCATTGACCAGCCAATCGGAAACAACTGATCGCCACCACTGCGCAGCCTGTTATGAACTGCGTCCTCGGTAACATCCAGAATCTCAGCGGCCTCAGAATATCCACCAGCCAGACCGGCGATAGTTTTGCGGATCGCCTTAATCAGCCACGCTGGCTGTCGTTCAGCTTTCCATTTCGGTTCATTACCCACGGTCCAATTCCTCCGGCTGTGGTTTGTTTATCTGGCGCAATGTGTAGGATAAATATCAGGACGGAGCTGATTCTTTGTAACCTGCCCGCTAGTGTGCTGCTCAATGGCTTGGGCAAGTGAAAAGCCCGCTTTTTTGTGACCGGCAAAAACCAGCCGGAGATAACCAGTGCTGGAGCCTAAAATCTCAGCCAGCGCCTTCCGTTCTTCCAATGACAGTGAATTCCAATAGCTTCGCATGACTATGTACCTCCGGTATACATAATACATATATAGTTGGAACCTTCAAGACCCTTGTTCCCATTTGGTACACGTTATTCAATGGAGCTATGAAAACCATTAAAGAAATCCGTCGCATTAATGCGAGAAATTTGCGCGACCACGCTGGTGGCAACTCATCGTTTGCAAAAAGAATTGATCGTGAGCCAACCCAGACCAGTCGGTTCCTAGGTGAAAATGCAACCAAAAATATTGGTGACGATTTGGCGAGACATATTGAGGAGTGTTTTAAAAAACCAGTTGGTTGGTTGGATCAGGATCATCCCGAACAAAATATCAACAGTTTAGATTTAGAGAGAGTTTCTGGCACCTCTTTGACGATCCACAATGTGCCCGTCATCTCATGGGTGCAGGCTGCAGCATGGACTTCAACTAACCATGAAGAGGTAGATTTGAGCGCGTTTGAGGCCTATCCATGCCCTGTCCCATGCGGCCCCACTACATACATTCTGAGAGTCACTGGTGAGTCGATGATCGACGAATACAAGCCCGGTGAAATGATTTTCGTTGACCCTGATGTGGCACCTGTTCATGGTGACGACGTGGTCGCACTTATGACTAACTCAGGTGAAACAACGTTCCGGCGTCTGATTGAGGATGGCAGCGAACGCTATTTGAAGGCGCTTAATAAAAGCTGGCCGGAGCCTTATATCCGAGTAACTGATAACTGCACCATCATTGGTACAGTTATATTTTCGGGTAAACCCCGGAGATACCAAAACCGTTCCTAAATATTCGAACAAAAAATAAAAAAGAACCTGCGGAAGCGGGTTTTTTTGCGCTTGACATTGTACCCCACAGATACATAATAAACCCAATCTCACCGGGTACATGTACTCAAAAATTTTTTTCTATGTGGAGAAACGGCGGAGGGCTATTGCAGTAGCCCACCAGCCATAATCGAGGAAATGATTATGATCCAGGACATCGACGACCTGATTACTGAAATTTTCGATGAATACCCCCAACCGCGTCTCATCTGTAACACCCCTGGCGACTACACATCGCGGCTGGTTTCGCAGCTCAACCTGAAACGCACCGCGCGTACCAGAATGCCATCAACTCACTTACCAGCATGTTCCCGCCCTGCTCAGCAGGAGGCGCAACTATGAAAAAACTCGCCCAATATCGCCGCAGCAACGGCCCGAACGCCGGTTTCAGCGAAAAGCTCGCATGGCAGCTATCCAAAGGCCCAGCAACTGGCAGGGAGCTGGCGGAACGATTTGGCATGAGCCTGCGTGAGTTCAACAACCTGATCAACAGCACGCTTCGACGCGGCGGTGAAACGTTGCAGGTTGAGGCATCCAATCCGGTCAGCTTGGGTGGTAATGCTCTCGACCGCACCTACACGTTGGTCAGGCGTCCACACCGGGTTGCCCCGCAGGCATTGCCACCAATGGTGATCAACCAGAGCAATGACCGGTCAGAGGAGGCTATCAAGCGCCACCGTGCAGCAGCTAAACGACGTGCCCGACTGATTGCCAGCGGGATTTACATGGAATGTATGGGTTAAGGAGTCAGGAATGAGTGAAGTTAAACGTTATTCCCATAATGGGCTGAGGGGAATGTTGGAGCACAAGGCGGGTCGTTATGTAAGTTATGAACGCTACGCTGCTCTTAATGCAGAACGTGACGTGTTAGCGGCTGAGAATGCGATTCGTGGAGAAATAATTGATCGCCTCATAGGCCAATACAGTGCGGCGGGTTATCACGCAGTACAGAATTCACAGAATCCTGCACAGTCATTGATGTACGATGCAATGCAGGTGCTTAAACAGCCAGCCACCTGCACCTACCTTAATTCAGTACGGGCTGAGGGTGTTGCGATGGTTAAGACGCATCCTGCAATAAGCCTCTGCGCACTCACGCATGTCTGCGAAGAAATTACAGCCCAACTCCTCGCCGGTAAGGGTGCTGAGTGATGAATATCGATCCTCGCTGTTTCGAGCAAAACGTGAAAAACATCGTCAGCATTTCTGGTGGCAAGGACAGTCTCGCGCAATGGCTGTTAGCTATTGAGGCTGGGGTGGATTTCATACCTGTTTTCGCAGATACAGGCCATGAGCATCCCCAGACTATGGAGTACCTGAACTATCTGGAGTCAGTGCTTGGGCCAGTAGTAAGAGTAAAGGCAGATTTTGCACATCGTATCGAAGGTAAGCGGAAATTCATCGCTGAGAAATGGCCTGATTCTTTAGTGGAAAAATGCGGGTTCTCTCCTGACAGGGCTGCTATTGCAGTTGAGCTGGCACTTAGATCATTAATTCCAACGGGCATCCCTTTTCTTGATCTATGCATGTGGAAGGGACGGTTCCCCTCTACAAAAGCGCGTTTCTGCACATTTGAGCTTAAGCACGAACCCATAAAAGTTCAGGTAGTTGATCCGCTTATTAAGGCTGGAACTAAAGTCATTTCATGGCAGGGTGTGCGGGCGCAGGAATCTCCCCAGCGCGCCCTACTGGAACCCTGGGAAGAAGGTTTCGATATAGGCCCAGGTCTTGCCATTTACCGGCCAATCCTCAAGTGGACTCACAATGACGTTTTCGCACTGGCACGCCGCCACGGTATTAAGCCGAACCCGTTATATCAGCAGGGGTGCAGCCGCGTAGGCTGCATGCCGTGCATTCATGCGCGTAAGTCTGAACTGGCTGAGATTTTCAGCCGCTGGCCTGAAGAGGTGTCGCGTGTAGCTGAGTGGGAAAAACTAGTCGCCCGCTGTTCACGCCGTGGTAACTCGACATTTTTCCCATCTACCCAAGACCCGCGCAAGGCAGAAAAGCGGATTGATTTTGTGTCGCTCGATTCACACGGCATAGAAACCTATCGTGACTGGGCGCTAACCACACGTGGTGGCACACAGTTTGATTTGCTTGCGAACGTCGATGACCATTCTGTCTGTAATAGCGTTTATGCGGGGGTATGCGAGTGAGAGAACTTCCGGAATAGACATTCCTACTGGTAAGTCTTACTGATTTTGAGAATAAAAATTTTCCCGGTCAATCTGAAATGAGGTTGGCCGGTCACGAGGTTTGATTATGTCCAGAATGGTTAGCCTTGAGGATTGGGCTAAAGATGAATTTGGAGAAGAGGCCCCAAGCGTACGCACGTTGAAGGCGTATGCGAAAGGCAGAATGATGGCCCCACCAGCGGTAAAGGTTGGCAGGAAGTGGATGATTGACCGGGAGGCACGATTTACCGG